ACTGCCTTGCGGCTGTGTGTCCTTTTCGGTAATGCCAATGATAGGCACGCCGGTGCGTTCGGCCACTTGTGTGGCATCTATGTCGAAGCCGGCTTGTTTAAGCCGGATCACGCGGTCGAGGTAGGTAGCGTTGTCGATATGTTCGCTTTCGTCCCAGTCGAAAATTTTGCCTTTTAACGGTGCGTAAGCGCTTGAAATGGATGTGAGTTTTGGGAACAATTGTTTATTAATCACATTTTCGATAAACAGCTTATCGCTTTCGTGCCGGTCGTCGGCTACTTTTTCCATGATTTTGAGCGAGCCGTAGGTGCCTTTGTTGTCCTTTTGGGTAGTGGTGGCGTCTTGGCCGAGAACGGCCTTGGATATTTCGGAATTGATGCGCTTGATCATTTCGTCGAACACTTTATAAGTATCGGTTTGCGGTGCCGGTCCCAGTTCGATGGTTTCACCGGAGCGAAGTACGGCAATGGAAGTTGATATGAATTTTTTGCCCATTTCAAAGAGTTCTTGGGCTCTTTGGTTGGTATGATTATCCGTGGTAATAAACACCGACGGTACGCCGAATTTTTCGATAAAGTCAAGCCACGATCCCATGGAAAGTTTTTTGGCCAGTACCAGTGGTGCCAGTTGCGCCAACAGGCCGAGGTCGTAGCGGTCGCCTATTTGAATATAATACCTTTTATACGGAGATTTGGAATAATAGTAACCGTTTGTCCCGTATGGCTCATACACGATCATTTTCTTGTCCGGGCGTATATGGGAAAGCGGAATGGACGTGACTTTTTCCAGTTCGAGGTTTTTATCCAGTTCGAATAACTCGATTACTTTAATACCGGTAAACTTGCTCATCATGGCTTCGGTAATGAATTGCTCGAACCAAGGGCGTTTGAGCAATTTCGCCAATTCGGGAACCGGCTCACCATTGGCGTTTCTGATAATGAATTTTGACCGGAGGATGCGATAAATACGCGACTCGATGACGGCGCGTAAATGAGCATCGAGCAAAAGATTTTGATAGAGGTCATATAGCAACGCCAAATTTTGTTCTTCGGCGGTGGCGGCATATACGGCGTTGATCCAGTCGTCATATGTTTGCGGCCTGAACAGCGTGGCGTCCCGGGTAATCTTTTCCGATGGAATGGTCAAGCGTCCGTCGCTTCGCATTTCGGCTTCCACGCGAATGCGGCTGTCGGGTATGTAGGAAATAAGTTGCTCGGCCAGTTTATTAATCCATTTCATTTTTAAAAGTTTTAGATGTAAAAATTATCATTACGTCGATTGTCAAATAAAATATTAGGGCTTTCGCCGTCGTCGGTTGTAAGCTCCGGCAGACCTTCCGGTACTTCGGTGCCGGCTTTAATTTTTTCGAGCATCTCCATGGCCCATTCCCAGTCTTGCCGGATGTCTTCCGGTATTTTCCGGGCGGCATTTCGCCGGAACAGGTCATACAGGACAAGTTTTACCAGGATTTTGACGATAAGCCAATGGCGGTCCGGTCCCGTGGCGCTAAAAATGGCGCCGGTATCATACCGGCCGTTGAGTTTGGCGCGTATCAACGCAATGTTTTGCGCTTCGATACTATCGATAATCTCCGGCATATTGGCGGCCGGATCATTGTCGAGGAATATTTGATAGCTTCCGGTTTGCAGGTCGATGTCGGTCAGGTATTGCATTAGAAACGTCTTTTGCGGGTTATGGGTTGAAATAATATGTCGTAATCACCACTACCGGCGCCGTAATAGAATTTCGACAGATAGCTAATGGCCATTTCGTCGGCGTCCGGTGCGTCGTCATGTCCTTTGTATCCGGGTTCGATGCCCAGGAGCTGGGCAATACCGGTTTGGCAGTCCACATTGGATTTGAGTTTCTCGTTATAGTAGATCCGTCCGTTTTGATAATATGGATGGAGCGATAAAATGCGGTTATATTTGCTTACGCGCGGCCGTTGGATTTTGGTCATAGACAAAGGAATACCGATTTCGCGTTCCACTTGCCGGATGGTGCGTTCCAATTCGTCGTTCCAGAATTGGGCTTCATAGCCCCAATGAACGATGACATTTTTCGGAAGGCGTCTTTGGAAATCGGCAATCCAGCGGACGGCATCTATCATTTTGCTTTGGCGGACGTATCCGTCGATATAATAGAAGCGTCCGTCTTTGAGGCCCCAGACGCGAACGGCATTGTAATCGGAGTTGGCCGTACCGGCATAGGCTACGTCCCAGCGTCCGGCAATCATATCGAACGAAGTGAGACGCGGCAACGGCGCCCATTGTATCATTTCCCATTTAAAGATGGCGCCTTCCTTATGCGGCTCGTTATTGTATTCGGCCATGGCGGCCAATCGTCCGATTTCTTTTTCCAATTGGCGATAATAGTCGCGGTCGTATTTTTCCGGCCACGCCGGTTGGTATGTAACCGGATCATAGGCGTTTACGTTATGGACATACCAATCCGGGTGCCGTTCTTGGAGCATGGTTTGGATCATTTGCGGCGCGTATTTGTTATGTGCATACACAAAGCGCCGTATGGGACCGTCCATGGTGGGTATGAGAGCGCGTTCGATCCATTCGGTGATTTCGCGTTGGCGTTTTGGATTTTTGTTGATGTCGCGGGTTTCGATATCGTCCACCACGATATGTGTAGGCCGTTTGCTTTGGATCCGCAGTCCCCGTACGTTTTGCCCCGTACCGAGCGCTTGGCCAATAAAGCCGCCTTTGGTTACAAAAAATCCGTCTTCCCAGCTCCCGAGATTTTTTTGTTCGCCGAAATCGTTTTTGATGCGCGGATTGGCTTCAAATTCGGCCATAATATCGCCCAGCAGTTGTTTGGCCTTTGTTTCACTGTCGCCTATGATTACCAAATAAACAGGTTCTCCGTTGATCCAAAGCCAAAAAGGAATAAATACGTCATTCCATACGGATTTGGCCAAACCGCGGCCCCATTGCGCAAAACCTTTAAATAGTTTGTTGCGTTTTACCTTTTTGGCGAAATGTATTTGGAAACCGGCGGATTCGGCCGAGGCAAAATGCGGGAAATAATACCGGACCATAAAGGCCGAATCCTTTTTGGCCCGTTCGATACGTGCGCGTTTTTGTTCGGGCGTTTCATACGGATCCACTTGCCCGGCGGATGCCGCCAAACGAAGTTGCCGTAAATATCGCTCATATGCCAGTTTTTCCGCCCGTTTCATATATAGGTATTATTTTTTGGAAAAATGCGCTTGTTTTTGAGGTTTAACGCCTTTTGAACGCTTTTTCAGGAACGGTTCGGACCAGCCGGGAACGGGACGGTCGGAATAAGACGCCGTTATTTTCCGGCGGCGAAAATCATAAAATAGATTGGCGATGTATTTGACACGTACGCGTCCGGTGCGTTTGTATTTCACAGGTTGGCCTACTTGGAACCGCGTTCCGCGTTCGAGCCAAAAGGCGCCGCGTTCAAGTCTGCGTTGATATTTATCGCCGCCTTGCAACCATACACGCAACAAATGTAAGTTGATGTAGATGGTAGGCAAATGCCGGTAAATCCAATCTCTGATTGTGAAATAAGTTTTTTTCATCCTAATATTCTTTTGCTTTTTCCTGTATGTGCAATTCCTGAAAATCCAGTGTCAGAAAAAACAGTTTTTCGTCATATTTCCGGAGCGCTTTAAATATTTCGTCCATGACGTTTAAATAGGTATTAAACGGTATTTTACCGCTCCGGTCGATATTTTCGAGCGCTTTGTTCCATTTGGCGGCTTCGTCGGCGATTTGATTGCGGCGCTTGCGCAATTCGATAATTTTTTCTTTGTCGGTTTCGCGTGCTATTTGCCGGTTGATTTGCACGGTTTCTTCGGCCAGGTCTTCCAGTATTTGTTTGATGTTATCGATTTTGGCCTGAATGCCGTGGAGCTTGGCATTACGAATTTCGCGCCACCCGTATTTCTGGACCCACCGGCTAACGGTTTTTTCCGTCACGCCGATATGTTCGGCTATTTCTTTGCCGGTTTTTCCCAGTAAATAAAGTTCCTTAGCTAATATCCGCTCTTTGTCCTTGGCCATGCCCGTTTTTGTGGCAAATTTCCAACGGATTAACCTTTGAGCGAAAAATTAATTAGAAAACATAAGTAAATCGCTTATGAATTATAAGTAAATCACTTATGATTTGTAAATAAAAATTTTACATGCGGTTTTTCCTTATGAGATTTGCAATAGAAAAACAAGCTGATGGAAGTTATTGCACGCAGTCCGAAAGGGAGTGTAACGGCATCACTGGCAGGTGATACGCTCCGCCTGTCGGTGGAAGGGTATATCGGAAAATGGGACGATGCCAATGCCAAAGGATGGAAGGAACAAATAGCGGCCTATAAAGAGGAGGCCAAGAAGGTCTTGATATACATTAATTCTTACGGCGGTGAAGTATTCGAGGCCAATGAAATGGTAAATGTGGTCCGGGAGCATTTTTCGGACGTACGTGTAGAAGTGGGCGCCGTGGCCGCCAGTGCCGCCACTTATTTCCTGGCCAAATTTCCCAGTCGTGCCAAGCGAAATACGCAAATCATGATCCACCGCCCGCAAGTATGCACGTGCGGACATATAGGCCGGCTGGAATCCACGGCCAAGCTTCTGAGCAATCTTACCGAGCAATACATTAAGGATTATACGGCCAAAATGAAACTATCGGCCGAAGAGCTGGAAAAGAAATGGGCCGATGACTGGTGGATGACGGCGGCCGAGGCATTGAAATACGGTCTTATCGATGCCATTGATGACGAGGATGCACCGGTGGATACCGTGACCATGTCCATACTGAATCAATTACACCAAGGACAAACTCCAAAATCAAGTTATATGAACGACGTAATTGCGGCCAAATTGGGACTAACGCCCGGAGCCGACGAAAAAAGCATCCTGGAAAGGATTGCCGAATTGCAAGCCGCGGCCAAACGCGCCGAGGAGCTTGAAAAGAAAATGAAACAGCAAGCCGAAGCGGAGCGCAAAGCGCGCATTAAGGCGTTGCTGGATCAAGCCGAAGCCGACCACAAAATCACGGCCGATATGCGCGCCCAATACGAAGCGCTGGCCGAAAAGGATTTTGACAGCGTCAAGGCGATCATCGAACAGTTGCCCGCGCTGACCGAAGCGCCGAGTGCATCGCTGAAATTGCAAGGAGGAAAGGCGCCGGTAAATGCCGAACGTGCCAATTGGACCTATGCCGATTGGGCCGAAAAGGATCCGGAAGGATTTGAAAAGTTGCCCGAAGCGGTACAAAAGAAACTCATTGACGAACACTACAACGAACAGTAAAAAACAAAGCGATATGAAAAAACTCATCAAATTCATGCTGGTCATTTTGACCTTCGGTCTGATTTTGCAGGCCTTCGGAACGGAACCGGCCTTTCATGCGGCCGTAACCGATCATGTACCAACGTTGGCTTTTGCCGTCGTGGCCAAAAACGAATTGCGCGAAAAAGAGCTGATCAAGCATTTCCGACACAAAGGGAAATGGCTGGAAACGATTCCGTCGCGCAATAAATGGGTAAACAATGATGTGATTAAAATTAACGTGGAAGGGATTGATCCGGAAGTATTGATTGATAATAATACCTATCCCATTAGCAAAGCCCAACGTGTGGATGATTCCATTGTGATTGCCTTGCATAAATACGATACCACCAATACCGTGGTTACGGACGACGAATTGTATGCCTTGCCTTACGATAAGCCCGGAAGCGTTCAACGTCAACACCGTGAAGTATTGGAAGAAAAAACCGAAGAACACGCCTTGCACAGTTTGGCGCCTATGCAAAATACGGCCGAAACGCCCGTACTGAAAACCACCGGGCCGGATGACGGAACCGGCCGGAAGCGCCTTACGTATAATGACCTGATCACGCTCAAAAAGAAACTGGACGCTTTGAAAGTTCCGGCCAACGGGCGTGTTTTGGTTCTTTCGCCTAATCATGTGGCTGACTTACTCTTGGAGGATAAAAACTTAAATATCCATTATCAGAACCATACGGAAGGCGCCATTGCCAAGAAATATGCCGGATTCGAGATCTATGAAAGCATATATGCGCCCAAGTATGATCCGAACACCTTGCAAAAAATTCCTTTTGGAGCCGAAACGGAAGGCTCGTACGCCAGCGTGGTATTTTATAAAAATGCCACCGCTAGGGCGCGCGGTAGTGTGAAGGTGTATATGCGCGATGCCAAATTGGATCCCGAAATGCGCGAAAGCACCATCGGTATGCGGTTGTATTTTGTGGCCGTGCCCCTTAAAAAGAAAGGTCAAGCCGCCATTATCGACGGCTAATCATAACGGAAAAGCGTTCCCGGTCAACCGGCCGGGACGCTTTTGAAAAACAAATCAATTGCCCAAACGCATCAAATATCTTGTCATTCATTGCACGGCCACGCCGGAAGGCCGCCGGGTAACGCGTCGCGACATTTACCGGTGGCATATCGAGGAGCGCGGTTGGTCGCGTTTGGGATATTCCGATATGATCCATTTGGACGGAACGCTTGAAAATCTTACGGAATACGATTCGGATACGCTCGTTGAAAACCATGAAATGACTTGGGGCGTGGCCGGTATCAATGCCGTATCGCGCCATGTGGTATATGTGGGCGGATTGCGCAACAGCCAACCGGCCGACACGCGCACGGAAGCGCAAAAGGAAACCATGAAGGACTATGTCCGTTTTATGGTCAAGCGGTATCCATGGATAAAAGTGGCCGGGCATAACCGGTTTACGCCCAAAGCCTGTCCGTGTTTCGATTGGCGTGCGTGGCTTCGTGAAATCGGCATTCCAGAAAAAAACATTGCTTAAACGGGTGAAAAACATTGTTTACATACTGTTTATACTGAGTTTAACCGGATGCGGAGCCGTACAACGCCAAAAGTCCCGGACGCATACGAAAAGGGAAATCATCGAACGCGGCGTACGCGTGGTAAAGGTGCCGAGAGACAGCATTGTATATGAACCGCGTATCATAAAAAAAGATACGACCATTATAGTGGAAAACAGGCATATCGTCTTGAAAACCACTTACCGGAATCAACGTCCGGCTCGGATTGTGGCCCAAACCAAACCGGTTAGTGAAGTTACCACATATGAGCGTACCGAACAATTTGACGAACAAACAAAAAACAAACAAGCCGACCGCCGGCCGTGGTATCCCGATACGGGCTTCATGATAAGTCTGTTTTTGGGATTGGCCTTTCTGATAGCGGTCAGTAAAATTTTAAACAAAGTATTATGAAAAACATTGAACAAATTGCTCAATCATTCTTGGAAAAGCATCCCGATGTTACGGAAGTTTACGTAACGGATGACGGGTTTGTATTTACCAGTGAGAACTACGCCCGCTTGCATGCACGCGAGGCGAAAGTGGAATACAAAAAATTTGTCCGTAAAGCGGAAGAACAGGAACCGGAATCCGCCGCCAAATCACCCGAAAAGATGACCGTAAAAGAAATCAAGGCGCTTTTGGACGAAAAAGGCATTGAATATCCGGCCAAAGCCAAAAAGGACGAACTGTTGGCGTTGCTGAATGAAGCCAATGAAGCCGCCAAAAAGCAAACGGCTGAATCGCTTTCCGGGAAGGAAACGCCGGAAATACGTGGCGATGAAGTGACGGCCGACAATCTTAAAGTAACCGATAAAACCGAAATCTAATGGGATTTGTAGGTGTTGAAATCAGTAAAGCCCAATCCACCGGTGGAAAACCGGCCGTAGCCGATAATACCGGCTTATTGGTCATTGGGGGTGCGCCGGCTACATCATCATTGCCGGCCTTGACGGCCAAGCGCCTTTTGTCGGTAGATGATGCCGTTGCATTGGGTATTGATCCGTCATATGATGATACCAACAATATATTGGCCTATCATCATATCGACGAATTTTTCCGTGTAGCACCCCAAGGGAATTTGTATGTACTTTTGGACGACGGGAATTTGACAACCGACTTTTTAAAATCGGTTTTGCGGGCCAATCAAGACATTTCCTTCGTAGGATTTGTTCGTAACGGATCACAGCCGTCGGATTTTACCGGCTATGTGACCGCCTATCAGCAAATGGTGGACGACTTGCGCGCCGAAGGGCGCTATGTGGCTTCCGTTGTAGTGGAAGGCGACCGGACGGATGCGTCGGTGTTGATCGGTGATTATCCCGATATGCGCGCCATTGGGGCGGATAATGTATCGGTGGTAATTGCGCAGGATCCGGTCATCCGTAATATCAAACAGCAATACGAAAGCTATGCGGCTATCGGAACGGTAATGGGATCCATTGCCGTGCGCAAGGTGAACGAAAATATCGGATCTGTGGATATTGAACGCAAACCGCCGGCCGCCAAAGGACGCCAAGATTATCCGCTCACTGATGCGGCCAAAGGTCGCTGGTTGTCGGCCGTTTTGCAATCCGGTAAGGATGTGAACGAACTTTCGCCGAACGAAATCCGGGCCCTCAACGACAAAGGTTATTTGTTTGTGGGTTTCTATAACGGTTATGCCGGCATGTATTGGAACGACAGCCATACGGCCACCGCCGCCAGTTCGGATTATGCGCGTATCGAAAACAATCGCGTGTGGACGAAGGCGGCCGTAATTGTTAGGCAAACGCTATTGCCGAAAGTAAAATCCAATGTGGACAAAGATCCGCAAACAGGAAAAATTGCCGCAAGCGCCGCTACGGAATTGGAAAAACTGGCAGAAAAAGCCCTCGGTTATATGGTGGCCGAAAAAGAAGCGTCCGGAGTTGGGGTATATATCGATCCGGATCAAACTTTGGCCGACGGCGAACCACTAAACGTACAAATCAAAGTGGTGATGAACGGCATTGTACATGAATTTGCCATTGAATTGGCCTTAACCGAAAAATTGTAATTATGGCACGAGTAAGACTTATCAACCGTTTCGGAAATGTGGCCGGATGGAATAACGTAACGGCCCGTATTTTGGGACGCGACCTGGAAGGCATCACGGAAATCAGCTATTCGGACGAGCAGGAAATAGAACCTGTGTACGGCGCCGGCCGTATGCCTATCGGAAAGGGATTCGGGCGTTACAAAGCGCAGGCCTCCATAACGCTGACGGCTGAGGAACGCATCGCCCTTTTGGAAAGCTTACCGCCCGGTATGCGCATTCAGGACATTCCCGATTTTGACATCGTAGTGTCATTTGAGTATAACAACCGTGTCTATACTGATGTGATTCGCAATTGCTCGTTTAAGAATGACGGTGTCGAAGTTAAAGAAGGCGACAGCAAAATGACCTACAAATTTGAATTGGTGCCTACCCATATCGACAAAAACGTATAACCATGAAATGGACAAAAGAACAAATCGAGCAATACAAAAGCAAATACGGCCGGTTGCATTTGATTAAAATTCCGGCCGGTGACGGTAAAGAAGCCGTTTTCCTGGCCCGACCGCCCAAAAAGGCCGAATTGCAGGCATTATCGTCCAAGACGGATCCGGCCGACTACAATGAATTGATGTTTAACATCATGATTGTGGACGGCGACCGGCAATATATCGACGACACGCCCGATTTTGACGCCGGCGTTTATCTGGCGTTGGTGCAAGAGCTGGGGAAGTTGTTGATGCCGAAGCCGGCCGAATCCAAGCCCTTATAGAGGGCGCTGTATTGCCCTATAAAGACGGGCAATGGGATATGGCACGCATCGACGCGGTATTGAGGCGGGCTTACGGCAACGTCCCGGAGGACGCTGAAACCTGGGCCCGCCTTTTCGGAGAATGGCTCTTTACGGAGGAAGTTCGAATAAAACACATAGAAAAAGCAATCAAAAACGCCCTGTATGGGAACGGCACGCACTAAATGGATATTGGAACTGGACGATAAGGTAACCGGACCTGTAAAACAGGTTACGGCGTCCATACGTTCGGCCCGTGACGAAACGGAGCAAGCTAACAGTACTTTTAAAAAGCTCCGTAACGCCATGGCCGGCATGGTGTCCGCTTATGCCGTTATTCGCGGGGCGAAGGCCATTTTGAATTTGGGCATGCAAGCCGAAACCGCCGAGACCAAGTTTGAAGTATTGACCGGTTCCATGGGCGCGGCCAAAAAGATGTTGGACGACATTAACCAATTTGCCAACCTCACGCCTTTTGATAATGCCGAATTACGCCAAAATGCCGAGTTGCTTCTAAACTTCGGCATTGCGCAAGAAAAGGTTTTGCCTACCTTGAAGATGCTCGGTGACGTTTCGGGCGGAAGCCGTGAAAAATTACGCTCTTTGGCGCTTGCCTATGCACAGGTGCAAAGTACCGGCAAGTTGATGGGGCAAGACTTGCTCCAAATGATTAACGCCGGCTTTAATCCCTTGCAAGTAATCAGCGAAAAGACCGGCAAAAGCATGGCGCAGTTGAAGGAGGAAATGAGCAAGGGTAGAATATCGGCGCAAATGGTGGAAGAAGCGTTCCGGGCGGCCACATCCGAGGGTGGACGCTTCCATGGAATGATGGAAAAGGTTTCGCAAACGGCGTCCGGAAAATTAAGCACACTATTAGGTGTAGCACGAAGTAAAATAGCGGCGTTCTCGAAAAACAATCTTATTCCTTGGCTAAGCAAAGCCATTGATGCCGGTATCCGGTTTGTGAATAATTTCGGGAAAGTGTGGGATGCCTTTATGCGGCTGGTAAGCCCTATCGGTGAGGTTATCAAATCCGTTTGGGAATTAGTGGCCGTATTTTTCGGCTTTAATGATAAGGCCGGAGAGTCGGCAAGTGTAACGGATAAATTGGCATCGGCCTTTAATTTTCTGTCCGTGCCTGTAAAAATTGTCGGTTCGGGATTGGCACAACTTTTAAGGTGGATGAAACCGTTTATTCCGGTTATCAAGGTGGGCGCCATGGTGGTGGGCGGTTTGTCGGCGGCTTTTTGGATACTGAATGCGGCCATGACAGCCAATCCGGTGGGGTTGGTCATCGTGGGTGTTTCTACGCTTATAGGGTTACTCAAATTGGCCTACGAAAAAGTGGACTGGTTTCGCGGGGCGGTGGATGCGGCCAAAACAGGCCTTTTGGGCTTCGGGAAAATGGTTAAGGATTATATCGTAAACCGCCTGAAAGAGCTTTTATCCGGTATTACCGGCATCGGCAAGTCGCTGTATTATTTCTTTACCGGTGAATGGGAAAAAGCATGGGAGGCCGGAGCGGAAGGCGTTAAAAACCTTATGGGGGTAAATAGCGCCCGGAAAGCCGTTCAAGACGCCAAAAAACTGGGCGAAGATATGGCCGTGGCTTATGACCGCGGGGTAGCCAAAGGAAAATATAAGGATTACGATCCGTCCAAAGCATTGGCCGGTATCGCAAGCTATCAAGTGACACCGTCGGAAACGGGACCTGTTGCCGCGGCAACGGCTTCACCGACCGGCTTTAACTTCGATATTCCGGCGACAACCGAAAGCGGTCAAGGAAGCGGAAAGACGACGACAGGTGGAATAAAAGCCGGCATGTCATCCGGTGGCGGATCCGGGCGCCGGCTGATAATGAACCTGGATATCACCAACGTGTTTAACATGGCGAAAGGAACCAAGGTAGAAATAGAGCAATTTTCGGAACAAATCGTAAGGCGCATCGTGGATAAACTCCGCGATGCGGAAATAGGAATGGCATGATAGGCGTTGATCTCAATTTACGGTTACCTGATTTGTTTGCGGCCGTTTTCGGTATTCGCGACTATGAAGTATTGCCGGAAAATGAGAGCGGACGCGAAAGTTATGTGGGAACGCCCGTATTGGCGTTGATTACTTTTGAAGGTGGGCAATATAATGTTTATGAAAAAGGCGGTGGCATTAAGCAAGAAAAATACAATGACTTTGAATTGCCGGCGGCTACGTTGGTGAGCATTCGCCGCGCCAAACGGATCGTTACCACGCCGGTGGCGTCCGGGAGCGGGAGCGTGAAGGAACTTTTCGGATTTGACGATTGGCAAATCGATATTAACGGTTTCTGTATTCCGGATCCGAACCAGCCGCAGGGTTTTACGTCGGCCGATGCACAAATGGCCGAACTCCAACGCTGGGAAAAAATAGCGGATGCTATTCGTATAAAAGGCGGACTTCCCATTCATAAGGAGATCCACAATATGGTGATCCGGGAATTTTCCACTTGGCAATTGAAGGGAAGCCCGGAGGTGATCCCTTTTCGCATAAGTGCCATAAGCGATGAACCGGTAGAACTGTTGCTGACATGAAAATAATGACGGCCGACATATTATTTCCCGCACATGATGGCCGCCAAGCGGTGCGCATCATAAAGCCGTCGGCGGTGCATGTGGAAAGCGGATGGGAATTACTCACCGATACGGCCGTAATTACCTTGCCGCGCAATGTGAAGGACTATGATAAGTCGCGCATCAAGGAAATATTTATGCCAGGCCGGCCGTGTGAAATCAAGCTGGGATACAACGGAACCAATACCACCGAATTTACCGGCTATATTGTAAAAACGTCGGCCGACATTCCCATAAAGATCGAATGCCAAGACGAAATGTGGCGGCTCAAACAAATGCCCGTCAACATATCCACGCCGTCCATGTTACTGGGCGATTTTCTGGCGAAAATCATTCCGGGATATAAGATTGACGCCGCCGAATGGCAAATGCCGCCGCAAAGGCATGTCCGCACCACGGCGGCCAAAGTGCTGGAATATCTGAAAAGCGAATACAATTTATATAGCTACTTCAAAGGCAAAACGCTGGTATGCGGAAAAATATATGACGATGATACCGGTGAGCCGGTTAAAATCGTTTTGGAGCTTGACGGTGCCAAAGGAGACGATTTGAATTACCGGAACAAAGACGAGGTGAGAATTAAAATACGTGCCGTTTCCACCTTACGCACCGGCGAAAAATTGGAAGCCGTGGTGGGTGATGAGGACGGCACGGAACAGCAATTGGCCTATTATGGCATTGAGGTGCAAGCCGAATTGGAAAAAGCCGCGCGCCGGGACTACGAACAAATGAAAAAAGACGGACTGGAAGGTGGCATAAAATTGTTCGGAACACCTTATATCCGGCACGGGCAAAAAGTGGCCCTGGAAAGTATTTTGTATCCCGAACGGAACGGGATCTACTATGTGGACGCCATAACGGTGGATTGGGATGAAAGTAGCGGTTATACACGCGAAATAAAACTAAATAAAAAAGCAAGCTGATGAGTAATCCGTATGACGAATTGGCCAAAGTGATCACCGGACGCGCAAAAGCCCAAAAAGTACCGGCGCTCGTATGGGCTACGGTAAAAGACGTGGATTGGGATGCCAAAGAAATGACCGCCACCGGATTGACGGATGGACTGGATTATTACGGCGTCTTATTGGGAATTGGCGGACGGTATGTAAAACCGGCGCCCGGTTCCAAGGTATTGTTGGGCGTGATAGAAGGCCATGCGGCGCATACGGTATTGATGTTTGCCGAAAGCGTTGAAGAAGAAATCATCAGGGTTGGTGATGCCGTTGTGGAAATTAAGGGGAATAAAATCAAATTGGCAAACAACGGACAAAATTTGAAGGATATTTTAGACGAATTGCTGGACCGTTTGAGCCAAGCGATTATACAAACACCCGCCGGTCCGGGAAATTTCAGCCCGGCAGATGTTCAGGGGTTTATGCAAATTAAAACGCATGTAGGACAATTATTAAACCAATAAATATGGCACTGGTAAGACAAACGCTTGAAACGGAAATTAAAAACCTTTTAAACGACCTTAAAACGGCTACCGATCAGGCCGCGGCGATCGATGAATTTGCGCGCCGCCTTTCCATAGCCATTGACAATTATATCCGTTCGGCTACGGTTACCACCACCGTTACCGGAGCGGATGCCATGGGAACGCCCGTAACGGGAACCGGAACAGGAACATTAAGCTAAAAAGATGAGCAAGGACTATTTACATACCGATGAAAATGATTTGCTAACCCACAACGGTGATTTTGCCGTTGGTGAAAGTTTGTTGCAAGAGGTTGGTATCATCCTACGGCTTAATCCGGGCGAATTGAAAAGCGATCCGGTGCTTGGGCCCGGGCTAATCCGGTTTATACACGGAAATGACAAGGAAAAGGCCCGCCAAATGGCGCGTTTGCATTTGGAGCGTGACGGTAAAAATTATGACGAAATCAAACATTACATAAAATCGGGATTATGAACTGGACGGATATTTTGAGAGAGCATATTACCGAACTCATTGCCATTATCACCGGCATCATGGGCGGGTCGTATTTGGAGCGCAGGCGCAAAAAAGCGGAAATCAAAGCCGCCGATGCGGATGCCACTCAAAAAATTGTTGATTTATATCAGGAGACTATCGATGATCTGGAACAGCGATATAAGCGCCGGTATAAAGAAATGGAGACCTTTTATGCCGAACGTTTGGAAAAAATGAAAGAGCAAATCCGGGTTGAACTACGCGAAGAAGTAAAAGCCGAAGTGGCCAAGGAAGTGGAAAAGGAGGTGGAACGCAAATTCCAAAAGCGCATCGAAGAGCTATTGGCCGAAATAGAGCAATTGAAGGCCGAAATAAAAAGTTTGCGCACCAATTTGGAATTGTGGAAAACAAAATATCGCAAATTGAAGGAAGCGTTTGATGAATACCGCAAAAAACACGGCGATCAATGAGACAAGTAACAGTCCTAAATAACCAAAGTCTATTCGACATTGCCATACAGGAATACGGCACCGTGGAAGCCGTATTCGATTTGGCTATGGCCAACGGACTGAGCGTAACGGATACACTTACGGCCGGGCAAGTGCTGCAAGTGCCCGAGGTGGATCCGGCGCTGGTGCAACCGGAGATTGTAGATTATTACAGGCGAAACGGAATAAGGCCCGCCACCGGTGAAACTGAGGCGGCCGATACGCCTATTCCGGCGGCTACCGGTGGCGATTGTGAGTGGATAATTATCAATAACTAAAAATTAAGAACTAAAAACTTATGGCAACCGTCAAACACATACATGTAAACACATTGCCCGATGTTTTGGAACCGGGCGCGATATATTTCGTTCGCTCAACCGGACAAATCGTGCAAACGGATTTGAACGGGGTGCCGGTTGAGTATGGTGGGAAGGATTTTTATGCCGTCGAGTTATATGGAGAACTTAATTTAGGAAGAAAAAACATTCCAAGTGGGCATGATAGAGACCACGCTTACATGCAAAATGGGTATAGGATTATACAATGGACATGGGGAGATTTTGACAGACTTGTAAAAAATCTGAATAATTCTGCAAATTATTATAAAGGATGGTGGATACCAGAAGGATATAGATTTGTGCGATTGCGGATTACCGGCGGATACACTCAAAAATGTATTCCCAACTGGTCAGTGTATTTAATACGAAAAACCGTAAATACTACGAGCATTTCACATGGCGTTGTTGGAGTTTTTCCGGTTGAATTAGGATGTGATGATAAATCAATTATATATAACTGGTATAAAAAATATGATATTGCAAATCATAATATCATAACGGAAAGTGATGATATGTATGCTGTTATGATGTTATCCGACAATATAGACAATACGGATCCTGATCAAATGCATGTACATAATTTCATTTTGAGGTTTGAGCTTGAAAAAATATAAAGTTATGCTGATAAATATAAATCCGAAAAACGGAAAAATTTGTGGTTTTTTTAAGCCTCGAGAAGGTTGCATACAAGTCGATTTTAAAGGAGATTTTTCGCAATTTGTTAAGCCAAAAGGTATTTTCACAAACGGAAAATGGGAAATTTCCGAAGGAGCTACAACAGCCGAAATCGAAGCTTTTCGCCGGCAAATGGAATTCGAGCAAGACATGGAATTTGCACGCCGCAAAAAAGAAGACGGAGCGGCGTATTATGAGGAAATAGATGCACGGCTTGTCAGCCTTATGAAAGGCAAAACAGATGACGAACGGAATGCCCTTGATGTGGAATACCGCCGGAAAATATTGCCCTATATCGAACTTGTCCAATCCGGGCAATGGTGGACAGCAAGGAGGATGATGAACAATACCACGTTGCCAAAACTAAACGAAATCCGGGCATTGTTTCTGGAAGTTCGCCAAGCAATTAATGATTACGTAACAGAAAATTATCCCTTATAATGGCACGCACAATAAACGAAATACAACAGGAAATTTTAGATACGAAACAAAACGCCGCCGAATTGCAAGCGCTGGACGTGCTTACGGCTTCGGAATTGCAAGATGTGCCGGACAGCACGTCTAAGGTGAGTGAATGGAGGCTATGGGTTTGGGTGGTGGCTGTGGCTATATGGATGTTAGAAAAGTTATTTGATGTTTTTCGGCAAGAAGTGGAAGACAGAATAGCGGCCACGCGCCCGCATACGCGCGGATGGTACCGGGAGAAAGCCTTGGCTTTCCAAAAGGGCTACGAATTGCCACGCGATAAGGATTATTACGACACAATAGACGATGACGCCCGCATCATTAAGTATGCAAGCGTGCGCAAAAGGATAATAAGCGGGCGGGGAACTTTGCTTATCAAGGTAGCCAAAGCCGACGGCGACAATTTGGCACCGCTGACGGCTACCGAGCGCTACGCTTTTACGGCCTATATGGATCGCGTGACGGACGCAGGAACGCTTATTGTTGTTAGAAGTTATCCGGCCGATAGCATCCGCATTGAGGCCGAGGTATATTATGACCCGCAACTCATTGATGCGGACGGTAATTATATCGCCACCGGTGAGGGAACGGTGATCCCGGCCATTAAGAATTATTTGAAATCAATGGACTTCGATTCGCAACTGATCCTTACCAAACTGGTGGATGCCATTCAAAACGCCAAGGGGATTTATTATCCGGTATTGAAAAAAGTGGAAGTCAAAACCGCCACAGGAAGTTGGACACCCGTGTATGACATTAGCGCAGGTGTGCACCGGGAATTTACCGAGCCGTTTTCGGGGTGGTATGAACTGGACGAGGCCAATACCAATATTACATATCGACAGCTTAATGAGTAGCATTTTCGACATAGACTACCGGAAGGTCGTAATTGGCAATTTGGCCACTTTTTTGCGCACGCTCGTGCGGGTGCAATGGCTTTATGTGCTTATTACGCCGCTTATAGGCCTTTACGAAGTCTTTAAGCGCTTCCGGGAGGATAAGCTCTACCAAATGAACCATAATAGCCAAGTGGTTTATTTGGAGAAGGTGCTTAACGACAAATTCGATCCTGTTGAGCGCGAAATCGTGGTACAAAACACGGACCTTTTAGAACCGGTATGGCATTATGATCCGGTGGAACAACGGCCGGTGTATTATTATGATGAGCAACAAGACGCGCCGGTTATTTTCCATGACCCGGAAATATTCGACCAACTAAATGCGGATTTCGAGGTAATCATTCCGCAACGGCTTCAACCGGCGGATGCGGCGAAACGCGAGAAGTTCGAGACGGCGGTTCGTGTACTTATTGATTACTACAAGCTATATAGTAAAAAATATCATTTAAAATACCTTTAAAAACCGTTTAAACCATGAATAAACTCAATATTGCTACAACAGGTTACCCGGGAACGACGAAGTCTTGGCGTTTCGTCAAAGAAAGCTACGAAATGATTGCCGATGCGCTGGCCAAATTGGTGGATCAGGACAATCCTGTTATTATTACGGGTGTAAAGGTTAATGGCACCGATGTAACGGAAGGATATATTGCATGGAAGGGCGAATTGTTTTATTTCAAGCCCGGAAAGAAAACGGATTATGTGGTTATTATTGAGGACCGCGAGGCCGTGGAATACAATACCAATCCGACCAATGCCGGACAATTGGAAATACACGACACCTATATTACCCGATATGCGAAATGCGGAGATCAGGGTGAGGGCGTGGACGAATTTCCGTTTAGTAGTTTAAAACGGATAAGCTCCGTGCTTGACATTGATCAGCGTACCGGTCCGGCATCGGTTACTTCCCTTGGCGTGGTGGAAATCGCCACCCAACCGGAAGTCAATGCCGGATCGGACGATACCCGCGTTGTAACGCCGGCGACCTTGGCGGGATTAACGGCTACAACGGGTAGAAAAGGGATTATACAAATCGCTACCCAACCGGAAGTTGCCGCCGGAAACGATTATTCCAAGGCGGTTACTCCTGGGACGCTGGCGGGGATGTCGTTCGGACGTGTATTGGATAAGCGGAGCGAGGTAGTATCGGTTGCATATATGGACAACACGAATAATTTGTTGCTTCCGGTAACTTCCGGAGTGATCGAAATTAACGGTTTATCGCTACCGTATAATTACATTGTCCTGGCAAGTTTCAATAATCCAACGGCACCAAACTTAAACGATTCCGGTACATTAAAGGATGTTTCATACCATTTATTAAATAAACAAACGGACGGATATAAATTGAAATGGAACATTGAGTTCGATCAAAGTCCGTCAAGTGAACATGCCACAATGGTAATAGATATAATTGTTATGAGCTTGGCATAA